ACAAAGGTCCTCTTCGTTTTGAAGAGGGCGTTGCCACTGATACTGATGTTCCCGCAGACTTTGCACAAGGCGCATATATGGACACCGCTCCATCACCAATGCGTCAGAACCATAACAACCCTGAGATGTTCTACAAGCACCCAGAAGACACCATGCGTGAGCGTGCTCACGTAGGTTCTGCTTCTTGGATTGAGGCTCCTACCGTTCTTTCTGACTTCGTTCAGGGCGCAATGGCTGGCGATGGAATGCCACAGTTTGAGTATGAGTACAACACGGGTGGACACATGAACCGTCCAAACCCAACAGTAGTATTTGACTAAGACATGTCAGATGAGGGCGCTCCTTCTACCGCCCCAACGACAGCGGATTCGGAAGCACAAGAAAATGTAACACTGGTCGGGGCTACTGTCCCTTCCATTACATCTACTATTTCTGGTCTTCCAATTTCTCCCGCTTACGCTGGTGTGGGGTCAATTGTTCCATTTTTGTCATCCCGTAGACAGCACTTTGCTCGTGCTGTTGCAGGTGCTAAACCACGTCTGCCTACTATTTCATACGAATCAAACTACATTCCTCAACGCCGTGGAAGCCAAGCCGTCGTAAACGCAGAGCGAGAGATGATTGGTAACGGGGAAGCACACGTTGACCCTATGGACAACTTTATGCCACAAACCTTTAAAGAAGGCTCTACAGCCGTAGACGACAAACCTGACCAAGTGGACAAAGAATACCGAGGCGCAGGTAAACGAGCATACAAGAGTGAAAATCGTGAGAATCGTGAAGGTGCTTACCACCGTCAGATTCGGTACAGTCAGTCATAAGCCATGGCTAAACCACTTTTTCCTATTCTTAACCAGGTTTCGGATACCGACTTAGCCAGCATCCCTCCTGCTAGGGCTGGAGCGCAGTTTCGTAAGTTTGCTGCGTCTATGGGTAGTAGCCCAGACTTAGAACTATTGACCCGTCAAAAATCCAACGCTAAGACAAGAAAGAATGCAACATCTCCAAACCCAATGGCTAGGCGTGCCCTTCAAGCAACCTTATCGCTTTCTCCTGCTTCTACATCTGGGGTTGTTGACACTTGTGGCGCTTGCTCTACACCTGGATGTAGGGAAAACTGTTTAAGTGATTCAGGTCAGTTTTCTAATGAGCAATCACAGAGAGCACAACGTGTAAGAACATCTTTTGCCGCAGAACACCCTGACTTGTTTTTAGCACATCTTCGTGACATGCAAAGAGCACATGCTGAGGATGCGTGGGCAAATGACTTTCACCCAGTTTTTAGAAGAAACACACTTAGTGACATACCTTGGCATAGGCTCCCAACAGCACCTACGTTGATTGGTGAATACGAACAACACCCAAGTGGCATTATGGTGCCTAAAGACCTCCAGCACCTTACTGGGGCTACTACATCAGAGTATTCTAAAGAAAACATGAGGGACGTAGTAGACAAAGAAGAGGAAATTCCTTTTAAAGGAGTACATATCACTCCTAGTGCTAGTGAACTCACAACTCCTGCACGCATGCGTCAAGTTCTTGAATCTGGTAGAAATATTGCTATTCCAGTAGACAAATTAAAAAAAGAACCTATTCACCCATTTCTAGAAGTTGGTAATGAAACTGATTCAGTTACCGCACCTACTTTTGATATGGACCGTGACGACTCACGATGGGCTGACCGTGAAAGAGGACACTTTGGTGTGTTGTCTGAAAAGAAACAGGGAAACTTTGGCAATGGGACATACACTTTAAACCCACATACCAACAAGTGGGGTTTCATTAAGCCTAATACTCCTGGAAATGCAGAAGATGTCCCTGTACGAATTCGCCTCCACCATTTTGATGCTGGACGTGGAATGTAATTATGGACCCCGCAGTTGCTTCTATTATTGTTGCCTCCATTGGAGCCATTAGTGGCCTATTAAGTATCGCAATAAAAGAGTTTAAAAGTATGAAGAAGCAAAACGACGCTGACCATGGGGCAGTGATACTAAAATTAAATAAAGTTCAGAAAAGCGTAGATAAAGTTGGAGAGCGTTTAGACGACCACATTGATTGGCATTTGACGAAGTAACTTCTTGACATTCTGAACAAGATGGTGGTATCCTTTGTGCAAAGGTTCGTGGTAACACACGTTTAGCACTAGAGGAATACATGTCAGATAACTCTCTGATTGATGCGTTGAAAAGTCCAAAAGACACAACAATTCAACTTTCTTGCAAATTTATGCAAGTTCACAAAGTCCTATCTATTGAAGAGCAAGATGCTCTTGACAAAGCAATAGACGGAATCCGACTAGATGCAGGTCTAGGAAAAGCAAAGAAGTACAGCGCATCGTGGCTTGCCAAAGTTCTTCGTTCTTTTGGTCATGACGTAAGTGTAAGCACAGTACAACGGCACGTAAACAAGGAGTGTTCTTGTGAGCGAATTGGTTAATAAATTGTCTACCCCACCTGAGTCCAAAGCACAAGCACTTGGTCGTTTAGTTGAAATACTTGACCGACAGAACATTGATATTAATGAAATTGGTTCTGTAAAGCGTGTATCGCTGTACCAATCATTGACAAAAGACCAAGAGGGCGAAGCACAGATTCATGACCTTGCGGCTATTCAGTTCTCACCTAAATGGGCAGAAGGTCCTGAATGGAACCCTGTTAATCAAGGTCCTTCTATCAAGTTGCCCAAAGTTACTGTCAAGCAATCAGTGTCTAATTGGAAGAAATGCGTTGTTCTTCCTGACATCCAAGCAGGGTTCTTCCGTGATGCCAATGGCGAATTGGTAAGTACACATGACCCTGTTGCTATGGATTACGCCCTTGCGGTTATCAAAGCAGAAAAGCCAGACATCATTGCACTCAATGGTGATAATGCTGACCTTCCTGAAATGTCAAAATACCGTTTGAGTCCTGCGTTTTCGTTGACCACTCAAGCAACAATTGACTACCTTACAACCCTTTGTGCACAACTTAGAGATGCGGCTCCTTACGCCCGCATTATTTGGATGGAAGGTAACCACGAGATTCGTCTTACCAACTACATCATTGACAATGCAAAAGCGGCATTTGGTTTGAAGCAGGGTAACACCCCTGACTCCTTCCCAGTGCTCTCTATCCCCTTCCTATGCCGTTTTGAGGACTTTGGAGTGGAATACTTTGCAGGATACCCTGCTAGTCAATTTTGGCTAAATAATCGCATTAAGATTATTCACGGAACTAAAGTGGCTTCAGGTGGGTCTACTGCCCACAAGTATTTAGGTACTGAGAAGTCCAGTGTGGTCTATGGTCATATCCACCGCCGTGAGTGGGCTGAGCGCACCCGTAGCGACTGGGATGGTCCAAAGACCATTGCGGCTATCTCCTTTGGCTGTCTAGCCCGTGTAGACGGTATGGTGCCATCTACCAAGGGTGGTATGGACCTTGATGGTCGCCCAATCACTTGTGTAGAGGATTGGCAACAAGGGCTTGGGATTATTCATTATCAAGAAGATGATGGGGCTTTTCACCCTGAAATGCTTCCAATCCATGATGGAACCATGTTCTATAGAGGCAAGTTACTGGGTGTAGAATAGACCCCATGGCTGACCTTCCTGACTTCAAGAAACTGGTAGATGCTGTATTTGGCAAGAAAGACCCCAAATCCCCTCCACTTGTTGAAGTTCTTTGGTTAGATGCTTCTGACATTGACAGTGGTTGGTTTGGTCATGAAGAAATACAGAAGTCTAAGCCTGCCCCTTCTCTATCTGTGGGCTACTTGTTTTCTAAAGATGCCCATTCAGTTAAAATTGTTTCCCTTGTAAACGACACTCATGGTGGAAATGGGATAATGATTCCAATGGGCATGGTTAAAAAGATTAACTACTTGCACCGTTAAACGTAGTATCATTGATAAGACCCTTCTATTAGGAGACTTTCATGGCTACCAAGAACCAGCAAGTTGCTGACCAAACACTCAAAGGCGCAGTTGTTGGCGCACTTTCATACTTCCTTGCTAAGGCAAACATTGATGCTGGCGCACAAGCCGCAATCATGCCTCTTGTCATTACAGGTCTTGCCTATGCAAGCACCATGATTGGCGACAAAGGCACGGCAAACTTTCTTGCCAAGGCTTCAGTTGAACTTCCTGGAATTGTTGAAGAAGTAACTGCCGCTGTTGAAGAGAAAAAAGCACCAGCAAAGAAAGCAGCCGCTAAGAAGCCTGCTGCTCCAAAAGCCTAATTCAAATAATTACCATTTAATGATGGTAAGGTGTATGCAACATGGCAGTTGATTTTTGGTCCCCATCTTATAGAGCATCCTCTAGCGACCTTACGGTTGCTATTTCACCACTTGGATTGGTGGAACTTGCAGACGAAGAGTTTGAAGTTCATGGTCCACGTCTAAACCGCTATTCTGCGGCATGGGCTTGGTACCTTGGTCACCACTGGTCATATCGCCGTGAGATGGGCGAATCTCAGTTCTACATGAACTACGTTCGTACCATGTCGGATTACATCACTAACTTTTGTTTTGGTAAAGGTATTCAATTCCAAGTACCAGAGCAGAATGAAGCAATCATTCCACAGTTGCTTCATGAAGTGTGGGATAACCACAACTCAAAGCATTATGTTCTTTGGGAAATGGGACAACTAGCGTCTGTTACTGGTGACTGTTTTGTCAAAGTTGCATACGAAGAGCCATATACCGACACTATTGGAATTTTCCACGCAGGTCGTATTCGCATTATTCCTTTAAACCCTGCTCATTGTTTCCCTGAGTACCACCCTCATGACCGTGACCGATTGGTTCGTTTTAAATTGAAGTATCGCTTTTGGGGTACTGCTCCTGAAGGAACTCGTCAGGTATACACCTTTACTGAAATCATCTCAGATGACATGGTGCAACAGTTTGTCAACGATGAACTCATTGACGAATACCCTAATGCCATTGGAACAATTCCAATTGTGCACATTCCAAATACAACGATTTCATCTTCCCCTTGGGGTCAGTCTGACATCTGGGACATCATCCCTCTTAACCGTGAACTTAATGAAAAGATGTTGGAAGTTTCTGACATTATTAACTACCACGCTGCTCCTGTGACAATCATCACGGGTGCTAAGGCTTCTCAGTTAGAGCGTGGACCTAAGAAGGTTTGGGCTGGTCTTCCTAAAGATGCAAGCGTTTTCAACCTTGAATCTCGTGGTGAGATGTCTGGCGCTTTGGAATACATCCAAGTAATTAAGCGCACAATGCACGAAATTACGGGTGTACCTGAGACAGCACTTGGTCAAATGCAACCTATTTCCAACACATCAGGTGTTGCTTTGGCTATTCAGTATCAGCCAATGATGAACCGTTTTATGATGAAAAAGGTTCACTTTACTAAGGGTCTTGAGCGTGTTAACGAACTAATTATTCGTACAGCGGCAATCTTTGAACCATATATGCTTACGTATGACCCAAGTCGTGCAGAGCAACCAGAGAAGGACCAGGCGACTCAGTTAGACCCTTCTGACCCTCTTATCTACAAAACAACAGTCCACTGGCCTGAGCCTCTTCCCGTAGATGTTCTTATCAAACTCAATGAAGTTCAGTCTAAATTGGCTCTTGGTTTGGAATCAAAAGAAGGTGCTTTGCGTATCCTTGGGGAAGAATTCCCACGAGAGAAACTCAGTGAAATCTTTGAAGAGTTGCAAGACGACGCTATTGACCAAGGTGCCTTGGACATGATGCGTGCTCAAATTCAACAAGCCATCATGCTTGCTACGGGAATGTTGCCAGGTCCTGATGGGACCTCTCAGCCAGCGCCGTCTGGAGATGGTA